CTGCAAGAACTGGGTGTGTTGCACCTGAAGCTCCTTGAAATGGTTCTGTTCTGTTTTCATATTTAAATCCTAAAAGATCTAAACCAGTTGTGTATGATTGTTCCCAATCTTTTCTGGACACTTTATAATCTAAATAATTTTGTGTAAGTTCATTACCAATAGGTTCTAAAATATCTTCAGGTAGTAGTTCTGCCAAGTTATCAAAGTGACCTGGTTGACCCTCTATGTTAACTTTACTTGGATCAAAATTTACTTCTACACTACCATCTTCTAATGGATTTACTTCAACACCAGGATCTGCCGCTTCTTCGACTTTCTGTTGCTCTATTTCTATTTCTTCTTGAGGATTAACCTCGATTGATGTTTTTACGTTTGGTAACGTTTTGTCTATATCTGCCATTTATATTCTCCGGGTTTACTATCTTAACCTGTTTTAAGGGAACATTCAACCCCTGTGGGTTAGGTCCTCTTTTAGGGGGCACTGTTCTAGTTAGTCTTTTGTAAGTCATTTATCAATAAATTTTTAATATTATCTGGAAAAGCGTTAACGTTATAACCAGCTGCTTCTAACTCGGACATTTTTAATTTATTAGGTCCTAAAAGATTTATAATTTGTTCTATAGAATCTAAACCAGGTTCTGTATCTTTCATTTTACCATCCATGTCTGGTTTTGTAGTATACTCTTCATATTCAGGTCCTGTTTTTATTGGTTTACCATCTTTACCTATAATTGTTTCACCTGGATTATATGTAATTGTTTCTTCAGAAAAAATACCGTCCACTATATCCTCACCTGTGTTAACCCCACCTTCATTTACTTTTGTAATACTCATTTCTCCTGTGCTTAAATTTTCTCTTAATGCAAAATTTTCAAAATACATATTATTTTCAACTCTTGGATCAAATTCAGCTTCAAACTTTGTTCCGTTCTTTTTAATTTTTTCTACAAGTTGAAAAAAGTATGGGGGAACTCCGCTGCCTGTTGCAGTTTCTGCAACAGCTTTCTCTGCAACTTTTGCAGTTTTTGCAAAATCATCTCCGAAGCCTAACATTTTTGCTAGCATTAATGATGCACCAGCTCCAGCTGTTTGTAAAAATTTTCTTCTACTAATGCCTCTTTCAGTTAAAACTTTATCGACTTCTTTTTCTAATAATTCTTTTGTAACATTATCTACGGGTAGCTTATTTGCATTTGCGTATGCTTTTAATAATTTAATACCAGGAAATATTGGTGAGCCAAATTCAATACCTAAACTTAAAGTTTCACCTAAAACTTTTGGTGCAATTGTAGATCCTCTGTCTTTCATTTTTTGTTCTTCTGCCTCTATTAATTTATCTAAACCAAGTTTTTTTTCTGTTGCTGTTGGTGTTATGTTTTCTAAAAATTCAGAAAATATTCCTGTGCCTTTAAGGTTTGCACCTTGTGGTAACTCATCGTAATCCTGCACATAACCTTGACCTGAAGCTCCTGTAATTTTAAACGCAGGTTTTCGTACAAGATCAGAAATTAATTTTCCTGTTGCAGGTAGAATTCTAGTTGCAAACTCGCCTACACGTATACCACCTTGAACTAATTGATCAGCGTAGAAAGGATAGTTTCTTGGATCTATCATGTCGTTAATCATTACAATAGGATTTAATGTTTCTTCAAATGTTTGCATCTTTGGTAGTTCTGCATCTGGGTTTGTTAAATAATATTCTAACTCTGCTGCAAAATTATCTGTGCCACCCGCAGAAAAATTTAATCTTGGTAGTGGAGTAATCTCAACACCTCCACCTGATGCTTTTTCAATTTTAATGGAGTTGTCCTCCATTAACGCTTCATACAAATCGTTAACGTCATTTTTGTCTAATCCTTTTTCTGTATAAAAATATTGTGCGTAATCAGCTAGTTGTTGTTTTAAATTTTCCTCATAAAGTTTTTGTTCTTCTTCTGATAAATCGGCTAATGATTTAGCGTTTGGATTAATTTCTAATATTCTACCGACGCTGACAGAAGGATCTATACCAGACATGTCAACATTTAAAAAACCGCTTTTAAATTTTTTACCTATTTCTGGTAAGTTTAGTTCAAATCTTGGAATTCTATTAGACTGATCTTTTAAAAAATTTGTTTTTAATCTTGAGTCATCTGCTGCCTCACTTCTTAATTTATTTAATCCATCAAGAGCATCTGTGGCTATTTTTATATTTTCATTTGTAGCTTTTTTACCAACTAAATCTTCTAATATAGAATAGAATTTTCTTTCTCTATTTTCATAACCTTTTTTAGTTGAGTTTTTACCTGACAATACTTGAATATTTAAAACAGGATCTTGTAAAACTTCTGTTGCAATACCTACATTTGAATTTTTAAATAATTTTTTATAACTTATTTGATTATTTACACTTACACCGTGACCTATCTGTTCTAAAGCATATTGTGTAAAATTATCACCTAATACATTTTTTGTTATTTTTCTAACATTTTGTGTAACATTATCTTTTACTTTAATAAGAGAAGGATCTTGTTCTTTTAAAAAATTTTTTCTAATTTTAACTTGATATGATCCCGTACCTGCAACAGGTTTACTTAAATTATATTTAGTAAATTTTTCAACAAAATCTTTAAGTTGGTATTTAGTTTCTTTTCCAAAACCAGGTTGTGTTTTTAAATTAAATTTTTGATTTGTTTTTCTTAGTCTTGTTAAAAAATCATCTTGATCTGTTTTTAATTTTTTAACATCATCTGTTCTGAATGTCATACCCGACATTTCCGCAAGATCTTTAAAATTAAAAAATTTTTTCTTATCTTGTTCGTAGTTTGGATATCTTTTTTTTATTCTATCTATTAAATACTGCTCATCATATTTCATTTCATCAGTTAAATCTTTTAAAAATAATTTATCTTGATCTTGTTCTAAGAAAATAGTTTGCATGGTTTTATTACCTTCTCGTAAAGGTTTAATTCCATACTTTTTAAATAAAGAATTTATTCGAACTCTTTCAATATTAAGATCGCTTGCTAATTTAGAAATGTTACCACCGTACTTATTGTCTACAAGATTTTTAATATTATTAGCAAATTCTTTTGTTCTATACTGAGGTATTTCATTTGACCTACCTGTATTATATAACCTGTCTATAGTATCAAAAACATCTTTTGCTTTAGTTAATGTAATTAATTTTTCTAACGGATCTTCAGGTGGTTCGGTCCCTGGAGTTTTATCATCAGAGGAAATAATTTCTTTTTTATCATCGTCTTTGTCTTTACTAAAAAATGTATCTTTTAATCTCATACCACCAATAGTTGCTCCTACTGGGAAAGCCATACCAGGAACATCTAATGGTTTAAAACTATCAAAGTCTGTAGGATCTTTTTCTGGAAACAAAGGATTAAGAGTCATAATATTTGTTCCAGACTGCTGATTAATTCTACCACCCTCTGCCTTATTAACAGGGTTGTCTCGCATAAATCTATTAATAGCTTCTATGTCTTGAACATCTGGTCTTGGCGGCGGCTGTGGTGCTTCGCTTGCTCTAAACACACCTGGTGTGTCTAAAAGTTTTTGAAACTCATCGTCGTTCAACGCAAGTTTATTACCAAGACTTTTGTCTTCGTCATCTACAAATGTATTACGTATCGGATCAAATATATAAGCCAACGATGCCTCCTTTAGCAAACTCATCTATGGGTTCATCTCCACCCATGATATGTTCGTTTGTGTCATCAATAATTTTTTGTATTTGTTCGTCTGATAAATCTTTAAACTCTGCATCTCTTTTAACAACTCTATTTAATAATTTTATTCCCTCTAAAGGTTCAAGACTTTTTACATCATTAATAGTTTTGTCCACTAAACCTCCAATATTAATTACATTCCTACCAGATAGTTGATCTGATTTTTGTAAAAATTTATTTAACATGTTTGTTGCATCATCACCTGATAAAACGGTTATACCTTCTAAACCTTGGTCCTCTTTGAAAGGTACAACAGTTGGACTCTCTGCTTTTGGTTTTACTTTAATATAATCTCTGTATGAATCAGGATCTAATCTTTGTAATGACTCTTCTAAAAATCTTATATTCTCTCCATGAAAGGTTATTCTATCTAGCTGCATATTTGGATCATCTATGTTAAAATACTGTCTACTTGATTCTGCTTTTGGATTTTTATAAGCGTTAAATACTTTTAGTTCATCTTCTAATAACTGTTTTATTTCAACAGGGTGTAAATAATCTGTTGCAGACTTTGGTCCTTTTACAGTAACTGGTTGAATATTATTTCTTTTAATCCACTCAAATACATCTTCTCCATCTTCAGCTCTAAAATTATCTAACTTATCAAACACCTCATCACCAAAATGTTTTCTCCAGATACGAACTGGATCTGGTGCAAAAGTCATAGCACCACCATAATGGTGTGCACCTTTAACTAAATTTTTATATATAGTATCATCTAATTTTATAATACCAGCCTCGTGCAATTTTGGTAAATAGAAACTACCAAGTCCTCTATGCCTTGACTCATTACCTGTAAAAGCTCTACCATAGTAAAGTCTTTTAAGTCTCTCTTCTTGTGCTTTTGATACGTTTGGAGTAAAAACATCCTCCTCAGCAATCTCTTTCATTTTTTTAGCTTTATCTTTTACATCATTTAATTGATCTAAAATTTTATTCATTGCTTGACCAAAAGTTAAATCATCAACGTCTGCAGTTTTTAAACTTTCTTTTTTAACTTCTTCTAATGTTTTACCTTCGTCGATAATACCTTTTTCTAATTTTGTATTCTCTGAGCTAACTCTTCTGTAAACACCAAGATTATATATTAAATTATCTTTTTGTTGTGCTGTTAAA